AGGGGACGGTCCCTTCGACATTATCGTGTAGAGCTGGTCCAACATGGGGGCCTTAGCCCCCATTTGGACAGCGCGAATGTGGCCCTTGGTCCTACAAAATGGGAAAAGTTATCCACAGGAAATCCACATCAGGGTTTACCCTAGTTGTGGACAGGTTGTGGATAACTGGGCTGCCATTGACCGCTACAGCACACACAAGGGTCGTTGCGTGTGTTGTAACACCCCTGCTTAGACGTCGATCACTACGCTTGCTGGGCGCTTGCGCAGGCTGTCCAGCGCCATGTCGCCAAGGTTCAGGTTGACGGTCATGCCTGCCTGATCCCCGTACTGCGCACGGTTGAAGGCCTTGGCCATGCGCCAACGGTTCTCGGCACGCAGCTTGGCCACGGCCACGTCGTCAGGCGTAGCGGCGTCCACGATGTCGGCGGTCTGCTCGATAAGTGAGTGAGCACTCACCTCGCGCGCACGTGCGAGGGCAGCCGTCCGCTCCTCGCTCTTGTTGACCCAGTCGTAGAACCTACCCGCGCTCACTCCGATCTCTGCGCACAGTGACACGACCGTCTGTCCCGAAGCGACCCGGTCGAGGATGCGATCCTCACCACCGAAGGCGTGTATGGCCTTGTTGGTCTTGCTCATTTCTTGCTTGGTGTGGGTTTCCATGGCCTGCTTGTCGGCTATCTCCGCGATGGTTGTCATCCCAAATACTCCTCAATTAAGCGGTAGGCCTCGTCGGCACCGCGTGCAACCAAACACAAATAACCCTCGGCGTTGAGCCGACCGGCTATCTCCCTTTGGGCCGCACCGACGACCCCCACATCTGTCTTCATCTCCACGAATAGCCCGTGGAACCCCTTGGAAGGCCGCAGGACGCACAAATCCGGCATACCCGCTAGTACCCCCTCACTTGCAAGTCTAACGCGCTCTGAGGCCGTTCTATCGCCTCCATTGGGTATGGCCGCAATGACCACTCCGGGATGGAACGCACGCACCCTTTGTACCACCCTCACCTGATCTTGGTGCTCTACATACTTTCGGCCTCTTTTTACTCCCACCATGCTGCACCACCTTCCCTGTCGCCGATCTTACTCACTGCCGACGTGTTGCTGACATCCCGGTAATGGTGGCAGCGGTGCTTCAGGTCATCCGGGAAACACGGGTGGTCGTTTGCTTGGCACACCCGCATCGTGTACTTGGCAGTGGCCCATCCATTGTCGATGGTGACCACGTCGAACATCCACCGGTTGGCCTTATGGTTGACCCGCCTGATCTTTTCAAACTCATGCGCGGGCATCCGGTGGGCCATTTTTTCCTCCGTCCCCTCAACACACGTTTTGCAGCTCACGCGGTCATCATCCACCCAGTTTTCGGTCACTTCTTGCATCATCACTTTTCCTCACTTTTTCATGTTGCCTATTTTTTAAGCAAAACACCCCAAAAGTTGAAGGGACGCCCCAAAGGGGTTTGGTCCCCTCGTCCCTTCAACTTTGCCTGTGGATAACTTTTCCCATTTTGTAGGACCAAGGGCCACATTCGCGCTGTCCAAATGGGGGCTAAGGCCCCCATGTTGGACCAGCTCTACACGATAATGTCGAAGGGACCGTCCCCTCAACGTCCCCTCAACGTCCCCTCGTCCCCTCAACGTCCTGTCAAGCACTTGGTGGTCCACAAATCAGCCCAACTTGACCCAGCCACTGGCTGGTGCATCTGGTGCGAATCTGGAGAAAACGGCAGCCCCAACTGCCCTCTTTACATCCCCTCTGGAAGACCCCGGCACGTGATTAAAGACGTCATCCCAGTGTAGTTGGTGGCAGGTCTTGTAGTCACTCGGGATGGTCCTTGATGCGGTCGATCCGCGCCTAATAATCACCCCTTCGGGGTGGGAATTCAGGATGGATTGGACGTACGAGCAGGCCTCATCGGCCTTGTCCATGGCCCTTTGGTTCTGTTTGTCCTGTTTACTTTCTTCTGCGTTTACCTGTCTGTCTTGTTTTGAGGACTCGGTGGGCGTCACGGTGATGCAGACCACATCCTGAATTTTTCCGTACTTGGAAATGGTCACCTCATTGTTGATGTGGGTGCTGAACCTGAGTTCTGTGATGAGTGGCTGGTAGCGCTTCTTGACCAGCGTCATGAACCGCTCCTCTTGGTCGATGAAGAGGGTCGCGGTCAAGGTTGCGTTGCCGGTCCATGCTGATGCGCCGCGTGCCGTGGCCGTGTCGTCGGATGTTGAGAGTGACTTGGCTGTGTGGGTGACGATGGCAATCGGCGTGTTCAGCTTGGTGTAGAGGGTCTGCTTGATGCCCTCCATGTAGATGGCCACCTCGCTGTTGTTGTTCTCGTCCTCAATGTCAAAGGTCGCGGATGCCGTGTCGAGGATCAGGTAGGGTCTGAGTGTGTGGTTTTCGTGTGTTGTTGTGTGCTTTAGGATGTTCTGGGTTAATAAAAGGATGTCGGGCATTTCACTGCGCCGTGCCTCGACGACGTGGATCATCTCGCGGATTTTCTGTGGGTCAAGGTGGTGGTGCCGTGCGTAGCTGAAGAGGGATAGCTGTACTTGGCTCACGTCTTCCGTGACGTAGATCACCCGGCGTGGTGCCTCGGTGGAGAGGCTGCAGTCCTTTAATGTGAAGCCGGAGATCACCATGGCCAAGGAGAGCATGGCGGTGGTCTTGCCCACACCGGGCTGACCCGCGACGACCATCAGGCTGTGGGCCAAGAAGTTGTCGATCAGGTAGTCAATGGGGTGCAGGGTGTTGAGGTCCAGATCGACCTCCTGCCAGATGTGGGCTGGCTGGTCGGACTGGGAAATAAATGGCTCATTTATTTCTAGCGGGTCTGACAGGTTGATGGCCGGTGCAGATTTTTGGATGAAGCTGTTGAAGTCCTCAATGGCCGACTTGCGCTCCGTCTTCTGGGTGGCTGGACGGTAGCCGTTCTGCTTGGCCAGATGGAACAGGGTGCCGAGGGAGGTCGCACCGTTGGGCTTGAAGCTCTTCCAGTGGTTTTTACAGTCCTCCTCCCCCTTGAACTCGGGCTGGGTCGAGGACCACTGCACCCAGAGCTGATACCCTGCAGCACCGAAGCCGTGTTGTAACGCCATCCCCATGTCGATCCACGTCTGGTAGTCACCCTTGGCTATTGCGATGTGGGACAGGGCCTGCTGCGCCTTGTCCATGTCGTCCATGGGGCGCTGGGTGTACTCTATAGCGTGTGTTGTAACGGGCTGTGGTTCTGGTTCAGGCGGGAAGATCACGTCGTCGGTGATGCCTGCTTGGTGCAGCAGCTCGATCAGGCTGGGGATGGGCCTGACCCCGCCCTTGAGCTTGTCGCCGGTGAGCATCACTGACTTGCCTGCAGAGTTGGCCAAGCCGAATATCTCGATCTCTTGGCTGTTGCCCAGCTTGATGCGCTTGGGCGCCGCCTCGTCGGCTGGGGACATGAACATGATGTGCCCACCCTTCTGCGAGTGGCTGCGTTCTGTCAGCAGGTCCATGTCTTTTGCCAGCTCAAGCAGCTTGGCGATGCGGATGTCTCTGGGTGCCGTGGAGGCCTTGGTGTCGAGGTCGAGGATCACGAAGGCGTGGTCTTGGCCGTCGATCTGGGTGATGTAGGGGTGCTTTTGTAAGACCACCCCCCAGTAGGTTGAGCTGGACGGCGGCGGCTCCTTGGCCAGCACGTCGTCGGCGTCGCACAGGTACTCGGCTGGGGTGTCCACACCGACACCGGGGCCAGCAAGGCTCATGGGGCGCTTGGTGACCTTGCCGCCCTGTGTCGAGACGTTGAAGCCACAGAACCGTGCGCGGGCACGGCGGTGGCGATCTTGGCCGCTGCTGCGTGGGACTGCGCAGAGATACTGTCGGCTGGTAAAATAGACCCGCCACTTGCTTCATTCATGAGTGGTTCTCGTGTTGTGTTGCTTGATGCACGCGTCCAGTTCGCGCTGGCCGGGTTCTTTTTTGGAGAGTGCATTTTAGGCCTCTGCACTGATGGGGTCGAGCAAAGACATCTGTGCGTCGTCCGGCTTTTCTGGTGTCGCCTTGGCGATCCGCTCCTGCTGTAGGTCGCCGTAGTCTTGGTTCAGTTCGCACCCAAGGTACTGGCGACCATGCTGGATGGCGACCTGCGCGGTGGTGCCCGACCCCATGAATGGGTCCAGCACGATGTCGCCGGGTCGTGACCCAGCCAAGACACACGGCTCGATCAATGCCGTCGGGAACGTGGCAAAGTGAGCGCCCTTGTATGGGCGGGTGGCGACTGTCCAGACGCTGCGGCGGTTGCGGGTTTCGTTGTAGGCCACATCCTCACGGTCCTGCCGATGGGTTCCATAGCCTTGGCCCGGTATGGTCTGCTCACGTTTGCTGCCAGTTCTCTTGAATGATGCAGCAGCACCAGTTGATCCGCTGACCGCTGGCTCGCGCATCGCCTCGCTGTCGAAAAAGTATTTCTCCGACTTGCTCAACAGGAAGATGTACTCATGCGCCTTGGTGCAGCGGTCACGCACCGACTCCGGCATGGGGTTTGGCTTGTGCCAGATGATGTCTTGTCGCAGATACCAGCCATCGGCGCGGAGGGCAAAGGCCAGCATCCATGGGATGCCGATCAGGTCTTTGGTTTTGCAGCCAGTTTCGCCAGACGACAACTTGTAGCCCTGATTTGTCGGTTGTGATTTTCGATCAGGGTGCAATGCACCATCATCGGTTCGTTTTGCGTTTAAGCCGCTTTTTGCCGTCCCGCCAGTCCCCTTGGTTGTGCTGAAGTAGCTATCCCCAATGTTCACCCACAGCGTCCCGTCGTCAGCCAGAACATCGCGCACACACCGGAACACCTCGACCATTGCGGCGATGTATTGCTCTGGCGTTTGCTCCAGACCGATCTGGCCTTCATGGCCGTAATCGCGCAGCCCAAAGTACGGTGGGCTGGTCACGCAGGTCTGCACCTTCACACCATCGCTGGCCCACTTGCGCATGGTGTCGCGGCAATCTCCGAACTCGATGCGGTTCATTTTTTGCTCCTTGCCAGAGATTCTTCCGCCGCCTTGACCCCGATCAGCTCCTCGCTGATCTCGATGCCCATCTTCTCAATCGCGGATGGACTCTTCAGGTCGAAGGCCTCTGGGTGGTCCTTGAGCGCCTCAATGGCCAATCCTTCAGCCTTCCAGAACCGCATCTTTCGTCCGGGCTTGAGCGCCCAGCCAGCTATGGGCGTGGTCTTGATCTGCGTCTTGGCTGCGGCCTTGACGGCCTCTGACCACTGGCTGGCCAGCTCGGCCAAGTCCAGCATCTCTGGGGTGACCTGTGTGTCGGGTGCGAAGTCTTTTCGGGCGTTGTCCTGCACCTTGGCACGCATGGACGGGCAGATGGTCTTGGCGCGGCAGTAGCGGCAGGCTTCGGTGCTTGGGTTGGTGGGCGCGTCTGGGGATAGGGCCAGATCGGCAGCGGCCTTGAGTTCAAGACCGTGCTTGACCAGATCGGCACCGGAGACGGTCCACTTGCTGTGGCCTGCCTTGGGCTGGAAGATGTGCATGGTGCATTCGATGGATGCGGGTGCGTTGAACTGGCGCATCACGCCCACGGCGTAGGTTAGGAGCTGCTTGTTGTTCTCGGCGTCCACAACCACACGCCCGGTCTTGAGGTCAACCACATGGAGGTGGTTGCCATCCACCAGCACGGCGTCGGCGGTGCCGCCGAGTGCTTGGTGCAGGGTCTTCAGGCCGTTGTCCACGTTGACCTCGATCAGCTTCTTGCGTGGGTTGGTGACCAGCTCGTTGATGAAGCGGACGTAGTCTGCGGCCATCTCCCAATGGTCGTCTGGGTAGTCCGCTTGGATCAGGTCGTCACCGCGCATCATGGCCTCGGACAGCTCGTGGATCGCCGTGCCGATGGCTGCGGCCTCGCCTGCTGGCTCGTAGGGCATCTGGGACTCAAGACGGAAGCTGCCGGGGCAGGTCATGAACCGCTCGGCCTTGGATGCGGACAGACGTGCGTGCTTGCGGATGACGTGGTTCATTTCTGTGCCTTCAACTGGTTGATGAATTCTTTGACCTTGGCGGCTTGGGCTGGGGTGAGGTAGTGCTCGACGCGCACGAGGCCAGCGGCCTTGCGGCGCTGCCTCAGTGCTTGCACCCGCTGGGTGTTGTTGGTGGTCATTTGACGGCCTCGTTGATGCGCTTGCCGATCCATGCCACGACAGGCACGGCCCAAGAGTTGCCCAGCGCCTTGTAGCGTGGGCCGTCAGGTGACTCGGGCTTCTTGCGCCAAGGGATGTTGGTGTACCCGTCTGGGAAACCTTGCAACCGTTCGCACTCGACCGGGGTCAGGCGGCGCACGGCCATCGGCTGTGCCACCGCAGGCGCATGAGCGCCAGCAGCCAGTGGATGGCAAGGGTCGCCAGCTTGCGGCTTGCTGTAGTTGGCTGGGCTGGTGATCTGCGTGGTGTCGAATGGGATCGGCTGCGCCACAGTATTGTCATATACGCCACCAGCCGCGCATCTAAGTGCTGCCGTTGTGTCTGATTGAGTTTGGTTGTAAGCGTCAAAAGCCACCGGCTGCGCCACCGCATGGCTGTGCCCCTTGGTCAGCGTGTAGCTTGGAGCGCCGGGCACAAAGTCGCCGGAAGAATGATTGTCACCTCGGCCAACATGGTTCATGGTGTTGATTGGTATTGGCTGCATCACCGCATGGGCTGTGTCGCTGATGTTGCCCTCACGGGTTGTGATGGTTCCCGCCACATCGCCCATGAAATCACCGTCCATGCCGAAGGTGATGGACATTGGCTGCTCTACAGCAGCCGCCAACACGCCGCCAGCCCTTCCAGCCACTCGCATGGTGGGCGCAAGATTAATCGTGACATCCCTGCCATCATCATTTCGGCTGAAGGCAATTGGCTGGGCGACATAGGCTTGAGTGCAAGGCTGGCGATTGCTACCAGCCTGAGTCTCAAGGCACGGGGAGATCACCGGAATGGCGGTGTAGGCGTCAATCTCTGGTGCTCCTAGCTTGCCGAATCCTGCGGTAAGGGTGCCTGTGTGACTGACGTCAAGGCCTGATGCAGGGCCGGTGGAAGTTTCTTGCCGCGCTTCTCGGCTCGGCGCAGTATCCCGGCGCACGCCATTGAACTCAAAAAGAACCGCTGCGGGATCGAAGTCGTCTCGAGCACTTGCGACAACGAACACACGGCGGCGTCGTTGGGCCACTCCGAAATATTGGGCATCAAGGACTCGCCACGCGACTGTTCTTTTTTGTCCAACAACAACACCAGCGGTTGGCCACTTCCCGTCTGGGCAGGTGACCGGATCATCTTCGCCGGCGAGCGCACCAAGGAAGCAACCGAAGGCGTTGTCTTTGGTACTGAGGACTCCGGGGACGTTTTCCCAGAAGATGATTGCTGGGTCATCTGATCGAACAGATCGAACATGGTCAATTGCATTTGCGATACCTACGAATGTGAGTGAAAGGTTTCCCCGAGCGTCGTCAAGGGAATTGCGCAGACCTGCCACGCTGAACGCTTGGCAAGGTGTGCCGCCACAGAACACGTCTGGGGCTTCCACCTCACCGGACAGGATGCGTTCTGGTAGTGCGGTCATGTCGCCCAAGTTGGGCACATCTGGGTAGTGGTGAGCCAGCACCGCTGAAGGGAACGGCTCAATCTCCGAGAGCCATGCAGCCTTCCAGCCAAGTGGATGCCAAGCAACTGATGCGGCCTCAATGCCGCTGCATACTGATCCGAATCTCATGGTGCTTTGTGCCCCACAGGTGCGTAGGTGTTCCAAACGATCATGTTTGGGTCGAGTTCCTTGGCCGCAGCCTTGAGCGCCTTGTACTGGTCCATGCCACGCTCGTAAGTACGCATGGCGTCTGAGAACCGGAACTCCCAGTCGTGAACCTTGAGTGCGTCAATGTATTGGGTCATGTTCATCGTTTTCTCCGTTTGGTTGGTTGGAGCCACCATTATGCACAATTACCGGAAACGGTGCAAGTGTTAGATGATCTGGCTCACGATGCCCATCTTCTTGAGCACCCGAGCCAGCACCTCGTGGTCCAAGCTGGCGCGGATGGTGAGGAGGTAGATCATCGGCTTGACGCCGCTCTTGGCAATGTTCTCGACCCGGCTGGACGCTTGCTCCAGCGCCGATGTGGACCATGTGCATTCCACAAACACGATGGTGTCGGCAGCACTCAGGTCCACGCCCTCGGACATGGCCGCGATGTTGCCGATGATCACCTTGGTCTTGCCAGCTTGGAAGTCGGCGATGGCCTTGTCCCGTGCGGTTCGTGGCGTGTCGCCCACCACCAGCACAGGCTTGTGGGCCTTCAGTGTCTCCATCAGCCCCTTGGCCACGTCCTTGTGGTGAACGAACACAACCACAGGCTCACCGGCCTGCAGCAGGTCGTCGATGAACTCGGTGGACGGCTTGATCTTCTTCTCGCCAGCCTCCCGCATGATCTCGGCCAAGCCCTCAAAGGCCAGCACCGCGTCGGGGTTGCGCACCAAGGCATCCACGTCAAAGTCACGCTCGCGCTTGTCCACCGGCAAGTCAAAGGTGATCAGCGAGACCTGCGGCTCCTTGTAGTCTTTGAAGACGTCCTCCTTCTTGCGGCGCAGGACGTGGGGCCGCATCATGGCTTTGAGTTCGGGGATGTTGCTGGCACCCGACGTGTCCATGCCCCACGGGGCCACCCACATCTTGGCGTAGCGCGTGGCGAAGTCGAACCAGCCGCCGCGGTAGATACCAAGGCCGTGCAGCACCGGCCACAGCTCAATTGGACGGTTGGGCACAGGCGTCCCAGAAAGTGCGTACACTTTTTTGCAGACCTTCATCAAACGCAGCGCGGCCTTTGTCCGTGCGGCTTTTTGGTTCTTGATGCGGTGGCACTCGTCGAGCACCAGCGTCTCAAACCGGGCCTTCTCGGGCAGGTACTGCAGCAGGTCGTAGTTGACGATGGTCACACCCGGCGTCTTGGTCAGGCCTTGCGCAGCGGCCTTGCCGTTGACCACCAAGATGGGCGTGTCGGGGTTGAGCCTGTGGATGGCCGCAAACCACACCGTCTTGGCGATGGCGGGGCACACGATCAGGGCTGGCAGGTTCTCCAAGGCCGCTGCAGCCGTGGGCAGCGTCTTGCCCACCCGTGGCTGGTCGGCAAGGATGGCGCGGCCTCTGGAGAGGAGAAAGTTCTTGGCATCAAGTTGGTGTGGGTAGAGTTGCATCACGTTATTTTGCATCACACTTCATCACTTTTCTGTGCTACATTTCTGTTGTTGCATGTCGCAACATCAAAACCTCAAAACGAAGGAAACGAAAATGTCCACACGAGTAGTCACCGGCAAGTGCCGCTTCTCTTACTTCAATGCCTTGGCCAGCCGCAAGAATGAGCTGTCCGGCAAGGAAGAGTTTTCCACGCAGGTGTTGGTCCCTAAGGCCGACACCGAGACCGTTGCCGCCCTAAAGGCCGCAGCCAAGGAAGCACTGGTCGCCAAGTTCGGCGACAAGATTCCAAAGAACGTGCGCAACCCTTTGCGCGACGGCGACACCGAGACCAAGCAAGACGGCTCGCCGTTGGGTCCAGAGTACGCCGGGTGCTACTTCTTCAATGCCAAGTCGGTGACCAAGCCCGGTGCGGTGGACGCCAATGGCCACGACCTGCTCGGGTCGCAGGACATCGTGAGCGGTGACTTTGGCCGAGTGTCTTTGAACGCGTATGCGTACTCGCAGGCTGGCAACAATGGCGTGAGCTTTGGCCTCAACAACATCATGTTGGTGTCCAAGGGTGAGACGCTTGGTGGTGGCCGCGCAAGCGCAGCCTCTGACTTCGGCATCACTGCTGGCAAGGCTCCAGCACCCGCCGCAACCGCAGACGTTGGAGACGACTGGTGAGAGTAAAAAGCAAAGAGGTTCAGTTGGCCACACGCCTGACGCCTGAGCAGGCCAAGCGCGTGGTCGAGTTCGCAGACACGTTCGGCATGTCGGTCTCAGCAGTCATCCGGCTGGCGATCCTGAAGATGCTGGACGAAGAAGTGGATTCGGCCTTAAAGTCTGGGCGCTGACCCTTTGCTCTGGCGGTGGTTTCGGCCACCGCCTTTTCTTAAAATATATTTGTCCGAGAAAGTGCATCCATGATCTACACACCACACAAACCAGCACCACTGGTCAAAGCCGCAGCCGACGACATGTTCAAGCGAGGCATCTATGAGGCCAAGGAGCTGCGGCCATTCACGGGTCGTCCGGGATCGATGGACGCGTATGCGCTGCCGTCGCTGCACATGGGCGTGCTGCACAAGCGTGGAGAGCGCAAGTGATCCCACGGGTGGCGCGTGACGCGTATGTGGCCCTGCAGGGCAGGCCCATGAACTGCTGGGACATGGCGGCTGCGGTCCACTGCCATGTCCGCACGTCGGCCCGTGTGCTGCGGGAGATGCACGAGAACGGGCTGGCCCATGTGCAGTCGTGGCAGCGGTCGCAGGGTGTGCACCTTGCGGTGTACGCCTTCGGCCCCGGCGAGGACGCACCCAAGCTGCCGAACCTGACCGACAAGGAGCGCAAGGCCCGAGCCAAGGTGAAGGTTTCGGTTGAGGACCGGGACTTTGAGAACGCACGACGCAGGCAACTGCGCCGCAAGATCAAGATCGACCCGCTGACCGCGGCGTTTTTTGGGGGAGTGAGATGAGTGCCGAAATTTACGATGCAGACATTCATCTTGCAGATGAGTACATCGGCTCTGTGCAATTGGAATTTTCAACCAAAGACGGCGTGGTCGATGGCTTAAAAATCGGGAACGTAAAACTGGATGGCGACACTGCTGCCGCCATCCTTGAAGAAATTATTTACCGATCTCACCGAGCAGACCGCCACGACCACTGAGCCACATCTCGCCCATCAGCACACGGTCACGCACCAGCTCGGGTGATAGGCCTGTCTGCTGCGCTGTCTGCATGATCTTCTGAGCGAGCAGCTCCAGCTTGGGAGCGCCAACAGGAGTCTCGACGCCGGTCTGTCTTGCAAACGTGCCCCAAGCACGGGCCTGTGCTGGCACAGACTCAATGCCAAGCTCGCCAGCGACGTTGTTCTTCCACCAGTCACCAAGCGTTTGCAGCTCGGTGTTGCTGACGCTGGCACCCGGCACAACCTCAACACCTTTTCGCATCTGAGTGTTGCGAGTGTCGGCCAAGCCAACACCACGGCTCCAGTGTGCGTCACCCACTGGAAGTGCTGTTTGGAACCCGGTCTCAGGAACTCCAGCAGACTGTACATACAGTGGTACTTTGGGCGAATCCATTTCCATTCGACCAGAGCTTATGAACTTTTGCATCGGTCCAGCCTGCGCTGTCGAATGGTATGGGTGGGACATAACGCCAACCATGTCTGCCGGGAAATCGGCACCACGGTTGGCTTCAGCAACGCCGCCATATTTCATGAAATCACCAAAGCGGCCTTGTGTGGCCAAGTAGTTGGCCGCAGAGCCTCGGTTCAGTTCTGTAAGCACGTCAGAGCCGGGTGATGCCATGCCGCTCAACGTGTTGAATTGGTTGTACCGCTTAACGGCCTCATCTTTTCCAACGAGCTGTACCAGCCGCTGAAACGCTGGGTCCATCACATACCAAGCGTCCATTCCTGTGGCCAACTCTGGGTACTTTTCAGCCTCGGCCAGTGCATCAACGATGCGTTGCGTGTTGGGTCTTGTCATCACATTTTCAGCAGCTTCAGAGCCTTTTGGGCGTGCTGCGAAGTTGGTGATGGATGGCTGGTTGCCTTGGCGATTTCTTGCCATGCTTGCCATGTCGCTTCTGGTAACGCCAAACAGGTCAAACAAAGACCGGGCCTCTGGGACCGTGTTTGCTGCGGCCTCTGCGGCAATCACTCGTGGGTCTTTGTAGATGCCGGGAAACGCTGCACGTTGTGGGTTGGCCACCGTTGGAACGACGTCGCCAAATTTACGGCGATTGGCTGGAAGCATGTTTGCTTTTGACGGAGCTTTGATTGCTCCAGTGTCTGTAATTTTTGCCGCCTTCTTTGTAGCAGCCAACGCATCTGCAGTCTTGGACCCAGCACGCGCCGTCTTGCCTGCTGTGGTTGCGGCCTTGACCGTCATGCCAACTGGGGGGAGGACCATCAGCGCATCACCAGCGGCACCAGCGGTTTGCAACAGCGCGTCAAGGTACTGCTTGTTGCGGATGTTCTGCACAAAGCTCGGCCCCATGCCACCGCCAATGGCGGGGGCTTGGCCGATGAAATCCATCAGGCCAGAGCCGGGTACAAAACCAGATGCGATGGCCGTGGCGTCGTAAAGTCTGGGGTCCATGGGTTATTGTCCTTGCTGGTAGCGGTTGCCAGAGATTTGCGCGGCAGAGCTTGCCGCACCCGATGATAGTCGGGCACCACCGGTGCGGATTGTGTTGAGCAGCTCAGTCATTGCAGACTGGTCCGTCAACGCCCGACGCACAACGTCTGGGTTGGTGGAGACCAGCACCTTGGCGATGTCGTCGCGCTGCTTTTCAGTCAAGCCGGGGGTGTTGAAGCTCAAGAACTTGCGCAAGGTTCTGTACGCAGCGAACATGTCGCCACTTAGCGTTTGACTAACATCGCCCATGTTCGGAGCACTTCCAAACCGGTCCGCTTGCTTCAGGCTTGATGCGGTTGCAGTTCCACTAAGGATGCGGTCTGTCGCGGCCTTGGACTGCACAGATCGCCCAATCGCGGCAAGCGTGTCGTCCAACATGTCGCCGGGGTAAACCATGCGCAGAATCTGGCCTTCCTTGGTGTCATCGTTGGCCAAGTTGCGCATCAGGCTAAAGCGAGAACCGGTTGCCGCCTTGGACCGCAATGCGTCCATAAGACCATTGCGGAATGCCTTGATCTGTCCGGGGTTCATGGTCGCAAACAGCAGCTCAATTTGGTCGGCGCTTTGGGACAATGCCTTGCGGCCCTCTGCAAACGCCTCGGCGTTTGTGCGAACCGTTGCCGCTTGCTTGCGGGCTTGGCCAACAGCAGGAGCTGCCAAGTCGATCTGGTTGCGCAGTGCGGTCTCAAGGTCTTTTAAGGCCTCGCCGGTTGCGCCGCGGCCACCGGTGTATGCCACGTTGACCTGCTCCCGCAGACCACGGCGCACGATCTCCATGTCCTCAATGGTTGGAGTACGTGCGAACTCAACATCACCGTCAGGTTTAAAGCGGAAGAAGGGTGTCTTCCCGGTTTGTGTTTGGTAATACTCGCTGATCTCAGAAGCAGCCTTTGGTGATCGCTTTGCGGCAGTTGCAAAGCTCTGCAGCAGAGGCTGCGTTACGACGCCACCTTGTGCGTATGCCTGTTCGTACATGGCCTTCTCTGCCGCCTTGATGGCATCTTCATCCATCTTGCTCTGCATCAAGACGTTGCTGCGACCTTGTGGCGCCAGTCCCGACTGAACATTTTTCATGGCGTTCCGAAGCAGCATACTGGGCCGTTGATTAAGAACGGAGCGAATGGTTTCTGCTGCTTTACCACCCATGGTGTACAAGCCTCGCACAGCCTCAAGCAGAGTCTTATTTTCTGCCATGACCTCGCCACGAGCAATAGCAGAAACCAGCTCATCTGCCGTCATTCCAGACTCGTCGGACAGCCGCTGGATTTCTGCCTCAACAGCCTTGGCTGGGCGCAGACCGAGCTTTCGTCGAGCAAAGTCAACAACGCCAGTCGCCAAGGCCGTTCCACCCTTAACAACAGCCTGCGCCGTTGGGCCAACTACAGCGGCGGTCAGTGCTGCTTGTGGTACGCGTGCAGCACGCTCAAACACGTCACCCTCGCCGGACATAAAGCCGGTAAAGCCACCCTCAGCGGCAGAGACGCCTGTGGTGCGAAGCAGCGACGGGATTGTCAGAGCCAAAGACTGTCCACCGGTGTATGGTGCAAGCGCAATACCGGGTGCCAAGCCGCCCAAGGCCTCGTAGCCCAATGATGCCAAAGGTTGGTCTTTCTGGTAGGCCTTGACCTTGCCCATGATGTTTTGGCGCTGTTGCTCAAAAGTTCGGCCAGTAAACGGTGCAGTCAACGCAGCCTCAATCTCATCAGAAGTGCCAAGGCTTGCGCCCAGCAATCCAGTTCGCAATCGCTGGGTTGGCACCGCTGGTGTTGGTGCCGGTGCGGCGGCAGCTTGTGCTGGGACAGCCAATGCTTGCTGTAGAGCGAGCAGGTTGGATTCAGAGACTTTTGTCAAGTCTCCGGCCTGCAAGGCACGCAATTCTTCTTCGGTAAAGTTTTTGAGAAGTTCGTCCATCATCGTGCTCCACCTGTTGCGCGGCGTCGATCAAGCTCCTGCTGCACAGCGTTGCCAAGGCCTTGGCTTGTTCCAGACCGCAGACTGCCACCAAGATTAAATTGCGACTGGTACGGCGTAAGCTGGAACATCGGGGCAATCTGTTGGAAGCCGGGGATGGTCTCCGATGTCTTCAGCAGCTCTTGGTAGCTTGCCAATCTCTGGTTCGCCAACTTTTGCATAGCCGCCATGGACGTGCGGATTTCTGCGGCTGTCATGTTTTGATCACCGGCTGCGGTTCTGCGAAGCAAAGCACGCTCGGACTCGGTGATCTGGCCTTGTCCCCTCATGCCCGCAGCAGCGTCAAGCTCGGATCGTGCAAGACCTTGTACCACCTGACGGGTGTCTGCCAAGGTTTTGTCTGCGTCGGCACCGGCAATGCCCAACTGCTGGCCAACACGCAGCATGGTGGTGCGGTAGTCTGCGGCAGGGCCGAGCACCGCCGTGTCGAGCGCAGGCATGATGATGTCAATGTTTTGCAGCGTGTTGTTTGCGGCCTGTGCCGCATTGAGGCCAGCCTCAAGGCGTGCGGAAGCAACGCCACCAGCCGCACCAACAAACTGGTTGGGGCCGGGTGGCAGCACAACATTTGATGGTGGCTTAGTTGCTGTTCCGTATTGTCCAACGCGAGTCATTCCGGCCTGACCAGTCCCTGCAAGCGGCTGGCCATAAATGTACTCGGTGCCACGGATGTCGGTTGGCAGTGCCTCGTATGGCTGCACACCTTGGACCACACGGCGCTGACCAAACGGGTTGGTCTCGACCATCACCGTTTTGCCATCCATGACCATTGGCTTCGCCTCGCCAAACTTCATTGCCTCTTGGGTCATGTTGAGAAGCGTCTTGCTGCCCTCAACCGGACCCTGTGCGGCGATCAACTGTCGTTGCTGTGGCGACAGCATCTGGAACACCGACTGCTGCGCGGCAAGAGACGACGCGGGCATAGCTGGTGAAGAAGCCCCAGCCGTCTGGGCTGGCATCTGCTGGCCAATCATGGCCGCGTTTTGTGGCGTCGGGCCAGTGCGGCCACCGGCTGGTGCCAGCAACGCCTGAGATGCCGTCAATGGTGCCGAGGGCTGCAACGGTGCGTCGGTGCCCAAACCAGACATCAGCGCACTGAAGTCTTCGCGCTGCTTGGCGGTCAACTTCGCCTCGTCCAGCTTTTGCTTCAGGAGCATCTGCTGCACCGCATTAGTTTGCCCGGACTGAACAGCTTCAGCACCGGCACTTAATGCGCTGCCGAGGTTCTGGCCAAGGGTACGGCGAACGGGGGACGGGCCAGAACCCTCCAGCAGCTTTGCAGCCATCTGCATCATGCTCTGCTTGCGGATCGCTGCCTGCTGCTCGGGCGAGAGCATGTCGGCGTACATGCCACCGGCACTGCCAAATACGTTGTCGAAAAGTCCGGCCATGATTTCTTCCTTTTAAGACAGCGCACCCAACAGGCCACCACCGATGGCACCGTATGGGCCGAACATCTGATAACCAGCCAAGGCACCACCAAGGGCACCAGAGGCTGGGTTGCTGTAGTTTGGCGTGCTGGTGGTGCCCGTGGTGCCCATACCGGGCATCTGCAGGCCCAAGGCGCTTTGCATGATGCCGAGGCGCTCCAGACCCAGATTGCGGGACGCGTTCATCTGCTGCTGCGCCAACTGCTGACGCGCACCACCCAAGCCCATCAGGGACTGAGCGGCCAGCATGTCTGCTGCCGTCTGCGACTGACCCATCTGGCCAAGCTGGCCAGCGGCACCCAGTCGGAACTGGGCACCCTGCAAGCCAGCGGCTTGGTTTTGCATTTGCTGCTGCTGCGCCAACTGCAGAGCCTGTTGATAGCCCTGATTGCGCAGGTTGGCCAGCATTGAGCCAGCCTGCTTGCCGTACTCGCCGGAGGTCAGTGCTTGGGCCACGCCGTGGCGCGAGCCGCCAAAGGCCTTGGACGCCATGGCCTGCTGGCCGGTCTGCTGCACCGCACGCTGACGCGCCTGCTCCAAGTCGTTGAGCGAGGTGTTGACGACCTGCTGCTCAAACGGGTTGAAGTATTGCTGGGTCAGTGCGGCGTCTGGACGGATGGCCGTTGGCGAGTAGCCAGCGACAGCGCCAGTGAGTTCACCGGCCATGCCGAGCTGCTGCCGACCAACACCGTTGGCTGCAGCGATGGCTTGCGCCTCGCCTTGCTGGTACAAAGGGTCGAAGCCAGCGAACTGCTGCGCACCCATGTTGTTGGCGACTTGGCGTGCGTAGTCCACGTTGCCAAGGTACGAGGCCTTGACCTGTGGATCGACCTGAGTCGATGTCGTGCTGACGCTGGGTTCGTTTCCACCTTTGCTCATCTTGTGTACCTCTTAAAAGTCGTAACCGGTTTCCGCACCGTAATCAAAGTAACCACCACCAGCATCGGTGTATGTGGATGGGTCTGGCCCTCTTTCACTGGGGAACGAGTCGTAATTAAAATCACCATAGTCTCTGTGACCCGGACCAAATGGAGCATTGACGCCGGTGTAGTCGTAACTACCATCTAGATTTATGCGAGCAAAATCGGGGTTTTGATTACCTCCATACCCATCACCACCGCCACCACCGCCGACGTAATCCATCAAGCCAACAGGGGTGGGGTCTGCAATCCTCTGATAGCTCTGCAAACGCTGCGATGCGATGTTGGGCAGCAAGCCAAACTGGGTCTGGTAGTCGGTGCCAGCTCCAAGCAATCCGGGCGTCTGGGCCATCATCATGGGACGGTTCAGAATCTGCATCGCCGCCTCGACCGTGGGGTCGTAGATGGCGTCTGGGTTGATGCTCATCTGCGGGAGCTGGTTTGGAGCCTGCACCATGTTCAACTGCGGAGCTTGGTAGCCGTAGCCTCCAAAGGCAGGCGCAGCAGCAGCCAAATCTGGGTTTTGATACGCGTTGTACGCGTCCACAAAACTGTTGAAATTCATGCGGTTTTCTTCGTCCATCACAGCTCCTTTGAGAGCACAAACCAGTTTGGCCTGTAGCCCTCGTCCTTCAAAAATGTACGCTCCCAGCCCTTTCGGCCTGCCAGCGATACCCGTGTACATCCAAGCTCTTTGCCCCACGACTCAATGATGGGTCGCATTGCCTTGAGTTCGTCTAGGTTGCCACCGGCAAGGAAGTAGTGCAAATCCTTGAGCTGTGGGTAAACAACGATCTCCGTCACGACCACCGCGTTGTTACTGGGCCAAATCTGAAATCTGTCAGACAGAACCGCAGCCGCGATGTCGTTGAAATTGTGTGTTCCTCCAGCGTATTCTAAAGCGTCCTCGATCCAGCGGCGGCACCGATTCAGCTCATGAAACGCATCAATCACCGACGACCCCCAGCCACCGCATCGATCCGCATGATGCCCACACGCCAGTTTGATGGTTGGACCTGCTCAATCTTCATCTTGATCTGCCGAGCCGTAAACCGGACCGACGTCGGGTTGGCCATGCTGTACGGGCCAAAATCGTATTCTGTGGCGTTGGGGTAAAACTTGGTGGCAAAGCTGACACGAACATCGCCCTGCGTCAGCTCATCTGGGATCAGCTCCTTGACCGCCATGATGTTGTCGCCGTTGCCGATCTGCACCGGGCCGGACTCGGCAAAGAGCACAGAAGAGTCGTGCGATGTTCCGACCTCGTGCTCGTACAGGTAGCCGTCAGTGCCGACCATGAGTGGCTGCTGGAAGACGTTGCGGTCTGTGCCAGCCGTGCGAGCAATCTTGCCAATGGCCCAGTGGTTCTCGCGGTAGTTGAACGTTACATATGAGTCGTTCTCGTTCGACGACTCGCTGGGATAGAACCACCACACCTCGCCAAAGGCGCTGTTGTGGACCGCGTAGACCTTGGCGATCTCGGTGATGTTGATGTCTCGGAACACGTAGTCAGCCACGTCGCAAGGCAGTGGCCGGACGTAGCCGTCGTAGATGAAGAAGCCCGAGCGGCTCATCCAAACGGCCATGCTGTCCGTGACGGCCACACCCTGTGGAGAGATCAGTCCGCAGCCGGAGCCGACCTTCTCAAAGCCGTACACAAACGGCTGGCCGACGTACTGCGCGGTGTGCAGGTCCACGTTGGTCCACAGCAGGTTGTTGCCACGGAAACGCTTACCAGCCATGAGCTGGCCGACGGTGTTGAGTTCGTAGTCACCGGCTTGGTTCAGTGTCGTGGGCGTCCAGACCGTGTTGTCCTCTTGGTCGGACCACGCCACCTTGCGCACGTTTCCACCGGCCCCAAGGGCAAACAGGAAACGCTCGCCGGTAACCATGATGGCAGAGCAATCCTCTGGTGAGTTGGCGACTTGAGCCGCAACCGTTGGGGTTGAAAACCCGAGCTGCCACTCGTAAATCTTTCCGTCGCCGTTGGCGCAGGCAACCAGATACTCGCCCCAAGTGTCCATGCTCCACGTCATCGGCGGCGCATAGTTTTGGTTGTCAAGTCGGCGCGTGCCGTACAGGCCGGTGCCGTACAGTCCACCGCCGTAGCCTTGGTTGACTGCTGCGTCTTCTGTTCCAACCGTGAATCCGGCTGGGGTGATGTCCTTCAGCGTACCAGCGGCACCGGCCACGTACAGCTTGGTGTTGGAGCCAACAGCGATCCAGCGGTCTGCCGCGTTGTCCCGCCAAGTGATGAGGCCACGGGACTTGCCATTGGCCGCGTTGGTGGAGAACCGACGCCAGCCGCCGACAGGCCGCATTGTCCCCTCAAACCATCGCACAAGGTTCGCGTCAAACCACCGGCCAGCAGACTGTAGTTCTGTGCCGTTGCGGTAGACGCCGGGTGGGAGTTGGAGTGGGATCATGGCCATGGCTGTATTGTTCCAGAATCAGGGTGGCGTGGGGATCACATCCGGCAGGGGTGCGACATAGTTCACGGCCATGACCGCCGACGGGATGCCGGGGTGGGCACCAGCCGCCGCCGTGGCCTCCAAAGTCACGCTAGTGCTGTCTGCGGCCCACTCCAGCTCAAGGTAGTCATCCTTCTGCATGTCAATGTTGAAGTTCCAGCCCACGTTTAGGTGGACGCTGGAGCCGGACAGTGTGTACTGGTGCGTGCTGTACCCGATGTCGGTGCCATTTCGCACGATCCAAAGGTAGATTTGTTTGGCCGATGCGGAATTAGAAACCAACTGCCCAGAAAACTGGAAGTTGTAGATGCCGGAAACTCTGACGTAGATGCGGCTCTCGGTTCCGGCATTAACCTCAACAGCGTTGTTCAGGTACTCAATAGGGAACTCCACGGGTGTGGCCGTGTTGGTCGCCGCCAAGGTCTGGTCGCTGGTGCTAAAAAACAAACCGTTTGGACTGTCAATGTACTGCCCACCGTTGGGTCCAAGCAAATTTGAAAGGACGCTTTGCAGCTTCAAAAAGAAGTTCCGCAAAGACGAGTTGTGCTGGTCCTGCGTGGTGTGGTTGTACGACTGGTCCGGCAGGGGCAGCGATGGTGCCCGTGGCGTCTCCAGCGTCTGCGCCTTGTTTGCCATTTATGCCACCAGACCGGGAAGGTAGACGGTCTTGCCGTCCTTCTTGGTGGCAGTCATGACCTGCTTCTTCAAGTTGTCCGGGTCGTAGCTCACATGGACCCAGCCGGAGTCAGGGATGCCGGGTGTGTAGAACTCAAGGATGAGCTGGGTGAACTCAAGGTTGTTCTTGACCCACTCGGCCAGATCGGCATTGGCCACACCGGGGATTTCCAAGTCCGCAGCCATGCCTTTGCAGTGATCTGATGTGCGTGATCCACCCACCTTGGCGTTGACGTCAGGGTGACGGAAGCCGGAGTTGATGTGGACGCCCTTCTGGAAGTGGTCTCGGATAGGCTGCAACACTTTGCCAGCCAGATCGGTCAGGCAAGCGATCTCGGCAGGGCCGGGGTTGTTTTCCATGTCATGGCGAGCAGCGGTCTCGGACTTGGTCAGCTCGTGCAGCGAGAAGTTCTTGGTCAACTGGGTCATGGTTAGACTCCTTCGGTGGGTTCGGGTTGTGCGTCAGGCTTCTTGGGCTTGCCGTTGTCGGTGTTGAGCGCCAACAGGGTGCCCAATGAGCCAGTGATAAAGGTTGCAATAGGGAACAGCAGCTCAAAGAACCGCGCATCGTTGGGGGCCATCTGACCCATCGGCTGGGTCACAAACACCAGCGAGTACAGCACCGTACCGACGATGCCCATCAAGGTCATGGTCATGCCGATGCCGATACAAAATTTCAGCTTCTCATCAAGGCTTGCAGGTTGGTTCATTTAGGCTGTCCTAAAAGGTCTTTGGTACAAGTGCCATCTGCCTCGCAGGCTGGCGGCTCACATTTCGGTTGCCCGAAATTCTTGGGGTCTTGGCATGGGTAGCGGTAAGTGTCGGAACACGCCGCCAGCGCCGCCAAGGTTAAAAGTGTCATGATGATCTTCATACGTCCCTCGCAAACCAAATTGCAAAACCAATGATGAGGCCCAAGCCCCCCAACAGCACAATGATCAAAATGATCATGAACACGTCTTTGATCCGGCCAATGAGGCGCTGACGATCGAGCACTTTCTGGCGCTTGTCTGCTTCACGCTTTTTCTTGACCTTAACTTGGAACGCCAACCAGTCGTCCCACATGCCGCCGCGACCCGAGTAGATCATCATGAGCTTAAGCTCCTCCTCTTGCTGCTTGAGCTTTTCAAGCGCCATGAACTCTTCAAGATCGCCACGGCTTGAGCCACCCTTTTCGTTGGCCTTTTTCTGGAGTTCTGCCTTGGAGTCAAAGTACTTGAACAGCGCATCGCCCGCGTTCATGATGTCGCCAGAGTTCTGCACAGCCTCCTTGATGACTGCGAAGGCCGCATTGGCGGCTGCAAGCTCCAGCAACATGGCTCAGTCCTTCTTGATCACGGCTTGCCAAGCGGTGAAGAGGGTTGTTGTGTCAAGGGCGTGGCCGTCAGCTTTTGCCGCCAGCTCTGAATATTCTTTTGTGCATTGTTCGAATACGACACTGAGGGTGCTGGCGTAAGCGGCAAGGGAGGTGTGGGAAGAGTCGGCGAAGGTGGTACGACTGGCAGCGAGGTCGTCGCGCAGCCCGTCACGCTCAAGGCGAGCAGAATCAGCAGCGGCAGCATTGGACTTCGCTTGGGCTTGTGCTTGTGCAACTGCATTGTCTTTCTCCCTTTGCATTCGTGTCGTTTCATCCAGAGCCTTCTGCGTGGCCACCTGAACGGCCTGCGTGTGCTCCAGCACCATCTCGTCAATCTTCCCATTGAGCCGCCACCCGTTGGCGGTCCATCCTGTCAGCAAGCCAACAGCGAGAGCACCGGCCAGCAGATAGGGCGTCGGAAAGATCATCGTGGGTACAACAGCACGTCGTCAGAGGTGCCAACGATTGGGTCGATGCGGCCATGAACCAAGTCGGTAATCATGTCGTTGTCGGCCAGCTTGCCAGCCAACGAGTTGTTGCTGGAATTGATCGCCATCTCTGCGTTCTTGGTGATGCTGTAGAACTGCGTGATGCTTGGGATGATGAGCGAAGCCCAAGGCAGCAATGCCTCGGCGGTACTCTTGGGTGCGGCAATGGCTTGCTGCGCCTGCTTGGCCCCGCCAGCGGCCTTCATGGCGAAGTGCATGAGCGCCATACCCTTGGCTTGTGCATCACCGCTTGCGGCCATCTGCGCAATGGCAGTGTCAGCGCGGAGTTCTTGCTCTGCCTGTCGTGCTTCACGTGCAGCGATGGCAGCGTAGTAAGCGTCTTGGTTTGTAGCGCAAGCCGTGAGGGTCAGTGCCACAGCAGTGGCCAGAATCAATCGTTTCATTTGCTTCTCCTGTTGAAAAATTATGCAATGCGGTAGCGGACTACCACGATACCGGAACCACCACCAGCAGCATTTTGTGGCCCGTTGGAGGTTCCACCACCACCGCCGCCACCGGTATTTGCTGAGCCTGCAGTTGCAGTACCGCCAGTTCCAAATGCGCCACGACCACCGCCACCCGATCCACCGGAGGAATGTGCGTCAATGACCGATCCACCACCACCGCCGCCAGCGTAGGATTGCGCAGACCCGGTCTGGATGGAGTTGGAGATACCAGCGCCGCCGGTTCCAGAGCCGCTGGTGGATGAGGCTGTTGTGCCAACTGCACCAGCACCACCACCGCCGCCGCCTTGACGGGCCGAGTTGCCCTCCGAACGAATACCAGCACCGCCAGCATTGCCTTGGCCTCCAGTGCCAGAGCCACCACTGATAACTGCTGCAGTGGTTCCCGGAGCGTTTGATGTACCGCCACCACCGCCAGAGCCGCCAGAGCTACCGGCAGAGAAGCCGCCGCCGCCACCACCACCGCCAGTGGCACTCAATCCAAATATGGAAGAGTCGCCGCCGTTGCTGCCATTGCTATTTGAACCAGACGCAGCGCCACTGCCGCCACCGCCGACTGTCGCCGTAAAGGAACCAGCAGATTGTGTTGTCGTGCCAGAAAGCACACCGCCAGCACCGCCGCCACCACCAGAACCGAAGTCGCCATTGATGCCAAATCCACCGCCACCACCACCGGCCACCACGAGGTAGTCGATCTCAAACACACCCGGCGTGCCGGGGTTGAGGATGGTCAGCGTTGAGCCGGACGTGAACGTGTGGACGCGGTAGGTCGCACCACCAGAGGTGTATGTCGTGATCGTGCCGCCCGTGGCCTCGACAAACGGGTTCACGCCACCAGCGATGACGCTGTGTACCCCAGCCATCAGGAGACCCCTTGCCCAGTGATCACAAATGTGTCTGCGGCCACACACAGGATGGACGCCAGCCCACGTGTGCCAATGGTTCGGTTAGCGTTTGCACCGGCAATCCAGTACATGGTTACGCCAGAGCCGCGCAGGATGGACAGGTTGCCTGCCGTGTTGTTGTAGATCACAACCACAGCACCAGCGGAGAAGATGGACGGTGGAACCGTGATGTTGCCCGTGGCCGAAACGTGGTCGCCAATGTCAGAGGCCTGCAGCGTGTACGCGCCGCCCGAGACGACTTGGGGCACGGTGCCGGTCCCGAGGTTGGTCCTTGCAGCGTCTGCGGTGCTTGCACCCGTGCCGCCATCGGCCACCGTGATGTCGGTGATGCCAGTGATGGTGCCGCCGTTAATCGTGGGGCTGGTTAGGGTCTTGTTGGTCAGGGTCTGCGTGCCGGTCAACGTGGCAATTACGCCACCAGAGACGGTGCCGGTTGCGTTCAGCGTCCCAGCGACGGCCAAGGTTTTGCCAGCTCCGACACTTAGGCCGACACTGGTGCCAGTGCCGTCGGCCTTGAAGATGCCGTCAATCGTGTCAAGGTCGGTGTTGATCTTGGTGCCCCATGTGTCGGCAGACGCGCCGACTTCTGGCTTGACCAGTGAGAGGTTGGTTGTGTTGCTATCTGCCATGGTGACCCTCAGTTAATTCTGCGCCAAGTCTCGGACGTGTCGGTAACGACGGTCCAAATCTCGGATGTGTCTGTGATCGGTGCCCAAGTCTCGGAGGCGTCTGCAATTGGCGTCCAGTCCTCAGAAGCAACCGCGATTGGAGACCAAGTCTCTGCCGTGTCCGGCTCCTCGTTCCACTTGATTCTCGCTGCAACAATGATACTTGAAACACCCCCTAGCGTGGCCGCCGTGGCCAGCACCTTCTGAGCCAAAGCCGCCAGCTCGGACTGGCTGGTAATCGTGGCGTTGGTGTTGTAAATGACCGTTGTCGTGCCAGTAATGCTGGACTCTGCCGCCAAAGCCGCTGCACCGATGGCGATGCGCCGCACCTCGGCGTTCAGGTCCGACTCGCCTACGATGGTCGCGCCACCCACACCGTACCGGATCGCGTAGACCTCAAGGCCCGACTCCGGGTTGATAGACGCCACGGCGATAGCGATGCGCGTGCCAGATGCTGAGAATGCGCTCTCAGCCGTGACCACGCCCTGCGTGTCTCGGATGTAGATGCCGTTGGCCGTCAGGTCGGACTCACCGACGATGGTGGCCCCACCGACGCCGTAGCGGATGGCGTAGACGCTCAGGCCGCTCTCGGAAGCAATGGTGGCCGCAGCAAACT